CTACAGTAGCAGATACTACAGAATATAGCTTGACAGGAGCAGGAGAACGTGTTAAACTATACAGTGCTATTAACGACACCTCAAACTTCTTTATGCACTATGAGTCTCCTAACTGGTTTAACAATGCTTACTACATCTCAGGGGAAGTCACAGGCACTCCAGACTCCTACACGTTTAGTGGTATAGATTCTAATGACGATACTAAAGTAAGAGTATACCCTAAGCCATCCGGTGTGTTCTCACTACGCTTTGATGTGTGCTCTAGAGAACCTGATTTAACAGTAGACTCTAGTACTACAGTACTGCCAGCTATGGCTATTATACACAACGCTGTAGCTTTGCTTGCTAGAGAGCGTGGTGAGACTGGTGGCACTACTACACAAGATTATTTTATCATTGCAGATAAACATCTTAGTGATGCTATTGCACAGGATGCATATAAGAATCCTGAAGAATTTATTTACACGGTGCAATAATGGCACAGCAAAGAGAAAACATATACATTGGTGCTCCAGGATTTAGAGGTCTTAATACTCAAGATGCTCCTGTAGGTCAGGATTCTTCTTATGCTTCTATAGCAGAGAATGCAGTCATTGACAGCTTTGGGCGCATAGGTGCTAGAAAAGGTATCAATCTTTTAACTAGCAGTGCTTCTCCTTTAGGGTCTAGTGTTGGCGTAGAGAACCTATTCCAGTATGTAGATTACAGTGGTACAACTGTAGTGTTCTCTACTGGTAACAATAAGATATTTACAGGCACTTCTAGCCTTACAGACATAACTCCAAGTGGCTATACAGTATCAGCTAACAATTGGAAGATTATAAACTTTGCTAACCATGCGTACTTTTGGCAGTCAGCGCATGAGCCTCTAATATACACAGATGAATCTGGCTCCGGTGTACTAGCAGCTATGAGTGACCATAGCCATTCTACAGGTACACCACCGCAAGCTAATGAGGCTTTAGCGGCTTTTGGTAGAATTTGGGCTGCTGACGTTGTAAATAACAAACACACTGTCTACTGGTCTGATAGTCTTAATGGTCATGCGTGGACAGGGGGCAGCACAGGTAGCTTAGACGTTACATCTGTATGGCCTACAGGACATGATGAGATTACTGCACTAGCAGAGTTTAATGACCTATTGGTTATCTTTGGTAAGCGTAGCATCCTACTGTACTCCGGTGCTTCTTCACCTTCTAATATGACGCTACAGGACACTATTACAAACATAGGCTGTGTAGCTAGAGACAGCGTACAGTCTACAGGCTCAGACTTGTTTTTCTTATCTAGCTCTGGTGTCCGTAGTTTAGGTAGGGTTATACAAGAGAAATCTAACCCTATTGGGGATGTCTCTAGGAGCATTAGAGATGAACTTGTTTATAATACTACTCTTGAAACAGGTAACATTAAATCTGTATACAGCGTAGAGAATGCTTTTTATCTTTTAATATTCCCTGTAACCGCTAAGATTGTTTACTGTTTTGATGTAAGAAGTAAGCTAGAGGACGGGAGTAACAGAGTTACAACATGGCCTACTACTGGTATCTTAACGGCTGCTAGAGATGACGTTGGAGGAGAGCTATACTTTGGAGGTGTATCCGGTGTATCTAGATACTTTGGATATTTAGACAACACCAGCACTTACATAATGAAGTACTACACTCAGCCTCTAGCCTTTGGTGATCCTTCCAGAGTAAAGATGCTAAAAGAAATTAACTTAACTCTTATAGGTGGGTCAGGAAGTCAGCTAGTAGCTAACTGGGCCTATGACTATACAGAAGGCTATAGTAAGCAAGCGTTCACTGTAGCCACAAGTTTGATAGCTGAGTATGGAGTAGCAGAGTATAACGTAGCGGCTTCAGAGTACAGTGCAACTATTGTTATTGACGTTGCAAAGCTAAAAGCTAGAGGATCAGGTAAGGTAGCTACTATTGGTATAGACGCTACAATAGACGGCAGAGCATTGTCCATACAAGAACTAAATACAGAAGCTATTATAGGTAGACTAATTTAATGAGTAATTACACAAAAACAACTAACTTTGCAGCTAAAGATTCTTTACCTTCAGGCAATGCTGGAAAGATTGTAAAAGGTACTGAGATAGATGCAGAGTTTAATAACATTGCAACTGCATCAGCAACTAAAGCAGACATTAACGATGTAACATTAACAGGCACTACTACTTTTGGTTCCTTGAATGACGGAACTATTACTATCACAGGCTGGGTAGATGAAGACAATATGTCCTCTAACAGTGCTGTGCTTGTGCCTACACAACAGTCCGTTAAAGCTTATGTAGACTCAACTACAACAGCACAGGACTTAGATGTAACTGATGGTTCTGCTAGTATTGACATTGACTTGGACTCTGAGTCTCTAGGTATCTTAGGTGGCACTGGTGTTACCTCTACTGCATCTGGTACTGGTGTTACTCTAGCCATTGACAGTACTGTAGCTACACTTACCGGCTCACAAACACTTACGAACAAGACGCTTACTACTCCTACTATCCTTACATCATTTACTATAGGTTCCGCTACAATTAGTGAGGCAGAACTAGAGATACTGGACGGTGCTACAGTTACTACAGCAGAGTTAAATGTACTTGATGGTATTACTAGCACTACAGCAGAACTAAACATTCTGGATGGTGTCACAAGTACAGCAGCAGAGATAAACATATTAGATGGCGTTACTTCTACTACAGCGGAACTGAATAAGCTAGATGGTTTTACAGGCGTTGTTGCTGATCTTAACTATGCAAAAGACTTAAATGCTACAGGAGTAACTGCTTCAGAGTTTGATATTTTAGACGGACTTACATCTACTACTGCTGAACTTAACATACTAGATGGAGTCACTAGCACCACAGCAGAACTAAATATCTTAGACGGTGTTACGTCAACTACAGCGGAACTAAACATCCTTGATGGAGTCACCAGTACTGCTGCTGAGTTAAATATCTTAGATGGTGTCACTAGTACAACTGCTGAGTTAAATATTCTTGACGGTGTAACCTCTACTGCAACTGAGTTAAATCTTTTAGATGGAGTCACAGCAACTACAGCAGAACTTAATTACACAGACGGTGTAACTTCAGCTATACAGACTCAGTTAGACAGTAAGATTAGTGGTGCAGACGCAGCTTTAACTGGCAACGTTACTATCACTACATCCGATAATACTACTCAATTAGCACTAATCTCTACGGACGCTGATGCTAACGCAGGGCCAATATTAGATCTATTTAGAAACTCTGTATCAGCAGTAGACAATGACTTAACTGGTCAAGTGTACTTCTCAGGTAAAAACGATGCCGATGAGAAAACATTCTACGGTCAGATAACTTCACAAATAACAGATGTATCTAATGGCTCTGAAGACTTTGCTTTAGAACTATCTACGTTAACTGCTGGTTCTTCTAATTCACGCTTGTTTATAAGCCCTACTGAAACTGTATTTAATGAATCTAGCGCAGACGTAGACTTCCGCGTTGAGTCTGACAACAGCACACACGCTTTATTTGTGCAAGGATCTGATGGAAATGTTGGTATTAAAGTTAGTGCGCCAACCGCTAGGTTATCTTTACCCGCACAAGCATCAGGCGATAGTGGAGTTGCTCGTTTTGCTATAGAAAGTGCTGTTGATTCTAATGACTTTACTATTGCTCAATATGAAGACGGTACTGGAACTTATACTCAGATTGGTCAAAACATTTCTCTAAATAGCGGTGGAAACGTAGTTGTTTTAGATAGTGGACACAAAACAGCGGGCATTACTTTTGACGGTAGAGGTAATGGTTCATTGATGTTCCAAACTGGTGCGGCTAACGCTAATACAGAACACATGCGCATAGACAGCGCAGGCAACGTGGGTATTGGAGCTACGTCACTCAGTACAAAGTTAGAAGTGGCAGACAGTAATTCTGGCGCAGCCACAATTCGCATAAGAAGAACCGATGTTTCTAATTCAGATGTTGATTTAACAGCAGGTGGAGGCTCAGACGGCAAAGCATTTGATATCTCCGTTAATCAAGCAAACCGTATGCGCATAGACTCATCAGGCAACGTGTTGGTGGGTACTACAAGCCATTTCAATTATTCTGGCAGCACAACTGAGATAACCGTAGGAACATCTGCAACAGGATCGAGCGCAGGAGGCGCTGTAACTTTTGTAAGTAACAATGGTGGCACTACTCTGGGCTATATAGGGTTCCAAGAAAGTGAAGCTTCGGTTGGCACAATGGGTACCAGACCTTTAAAGTTCACGACAAATAACACAGAACGCATGCGCATAGACTCATCAGGCAACGTGCTGGTGGGTACTACTGATACAAATGTTTTTAATAACTCTAGCGGTAGTGGCATCAATCTTAGAGCTAGTGGAGAAGTTCAAATTGCCGTAGACGGCGGCGAAGCACTGTATCTCAACAGAATGGGTACGGATGGCAGGGTTGTTAATTTTAGAAAAGCAGGGGCATTCGTCGCAGGAATTGATGTCACTTCATCAGCAGTTACTTACAACACCTCTTCAGACCAACGCCTCAAGGAAAACATTGAAGACGCTGATGACGCAGGTAGCAAAGTAGACGCTATCCAAGTACGCAAGTTTGATTGGAAGGTTGACGGTTCACATCAAGACTACGGCATGATTGCACAGGAGTTACAGACTGTTGCACCGGAAGCCGTATCAACCCCAGAAGATCCTGACGAAATGATGGGTGTGGACTACTCAAAGCTAGTTCCAATGCTTGTTAAAGAAATACAATCATTACGAGCAAGAGTTAATGCGCTTGAAACTGAGTGAAATAA